GAAATGGAACGATACATCAAAGAGGCAGTGTCAGAGACCTCTCAAGTGCCAAACATAAGCAAATACAACATATCAGCAGAGAGAGCGTTTCTGCAATCAGTCAGAGAGTGCCGTGCAGAGACGGTCATTCTGTTCGAGCATCTCAAACAGGCTCTTGCATCGCTAAAAGAAGATGCAGAGGCAGCAGGTGAGGGGTACAAGTATGACGCACTTGAGGCGGTATATATCAAGGGCAAAACATACGAGGATATAGTGAGGGAGACAGGCTGCGGACGCAACTCACCGAAAAAGTGGTGCAAGGTTATGATTCAACGTCTGTCAATCAAATTATTTGGTGCAAAAGCGATTGAAAACGATAGAAACGGAGTGAAAACAGGGTGAAATGAAGGTGAAAATAGGGGTGAAAAGTGGGTGAACAAAAGACGAAATGAAAGTGCTAATATGTTAGCGTGAACAGTTGAGTTGAGCGATTGCAGATATGCAGTCGCTTTTTTCTTGCCTGTTTGCCCTCCTGTTATATGCGGGTAAGTATACACAGTAATGTGCATAACTGCCCGCCTCTTGTGGATAACAAAGCAGGAGAACCAAGAAAGAGAGGAGAACACAGATGCTTTTGAAATCATGCAGGTGTGGCAAGCTGATTCCGCAGTCGATGAAGATGTGCGAGGAATGTGAACGGCAGCAGCAGTCGAGACACATGATATACAACAACACACGGCGAGACGAGAGAGCAGCGGAGTTCTATGTATCAAAGGAATGGCGGGCGATGCGGGAACGTATCATTGAGGTCTATGACAACGTGGATATATACGCATTGTATGTCGAGAATGAACTACTCACATGCGAACCAGTACACCACATAGTTGAACTTGAGGACGACTGGGAACAACGCTTGAATCCGTTCAACCTCATACCTCTCAACCATAAGACACACAACACAATCACTGCTCTGTATAAGCAGAGCAAAGCGAGCATGAGAGCAACACAGAAACAGTTGAGGTCACTGATTGAGTACCACTTTCGAGAGGCAGGGGGATATAAAAAAGTTTTGTGCGATTCATTTCTAGTCGCACCCCCTCTTTTGTTTGGAGAAAACTCCCCACGGGAATTTCAGCAGAAAGGTACATCCGAAAGGGGTGTCAGAATGTGACACAAAATCACTGAAATGTTGACGGAAAGGGGGTTTGTTGCTACATGGCAGGACAGAGACAACCCACGGATTTGGTTGTTATGAACGGGCGAAAACACCTCACAAAAGCAGAAATTGAGGCACGAAAAAACGCCGAGGTTGTAGCACCGAACAACAAAGTGAAACCTCCGTCATATTTGACACCGGAGCAAAAGAAAAAGTTCCGGAAGATTGCGAAAGAATTACTTGAAATCAAACTGATTGCGAATGTTGACTGCGATGCACTGGCGAGATTGCTCATTGCACAAGACCAGTACATCGAAATCACGCAGCAAATCAGAGCAACTCCATTGATGGAGGATGTTCCGGTATATGAGACAAAGACGAATCCGGACACGGGAGAAAAAGAACGTGTGCAGGTCGGTACAAGGCAGGTCGTGAACGGTGAACGTGAGCGTCTCATGATTATTCAAGACCGCTGCATGAAACAGTGCAGACAGGGAGCATCGGATTTCGGATTAACAGTCTCCTCACGCTGCCGTTTGGTCGTACCGAAACCGCAGCAGCAAAAGCCGGAGAATAAATTTGCGAAATATGCAAATTAAGGTATGGCGAAAGCAGGAGAAACACAAGACCGCTGCACACAATACGCCCTTGATGTTGTTTCGGGCAAGATAACAGCCGGAGAATATGTCCGACTTGCATGTCAAAGACACCTCGACGACATTGAGAAATCGAAAGCAGCACCGTACAAATACTATTTCGACGTTGAAAAGTCAGAGGAAATCATCAATTTTGCAGAGGAATTGACCATTGCAGAGGGCGAAGAAAACGAGCATGTGACCGCATATCCGTTCCAGTGCTTTATTTTAGGGTCACTCAACGGGTGGAGAACAAAGGAAAAATCATACAGACGGTTCAGAACGTCCTACGTGCAATTAGGCAGACAGAACGGAAAATCGTTCATCAACGGTATTTTGGCATGTTATTACGGGAATTTTGACGGGTACAAGTACGGAAAAATCTTTTGTACGGCTACCAAGCAAGACCAAGCGAACATTGTTTTTGACGAGGTCGCAAAATTCATCAATTCGGACGAGGATTTGTCGGAATGGTTCAAAGTGCATGACCACAACCACACGATTGACTGTCTGTTGACACATTCAGAAATCAAAGCGTTGTCCGGTGATACAAAGTCACTTGACGGACACCGTGCGTATTTGGGAATTGTTGACGAGTATCACGCACACAAGACGAATCAGATGTACAAGCTGCTTGAGGGAGGTATTAAGAAACTCAAGTCGGCGTTGATTTCGGTCATCACGACAGCAGGGTTCGACCTCAAATCACCCTGTTATAAATTGTATGAATATTGCTGCAATTTGTTAAAGGGCGTTTTTGAAAACGACAGTCAGTTCGTATATATCGCACAGATGGACGAACATGACGACAGATATGTTCCGGAGAACTGGATAAAAGCAAACCCAATTCTTGAATTTGACATGGATGCTCTTGAAAACCTCATACCGATTGCACATACCGCCCGTGATATGGGCGGGGAGGATTTGAGAGATTTCCTCGTAAAGCAGTTGAATATGTGGATGCAGTGGTCAAATTCACTGTATATCAAGGACATCGCAAAATGGAAAGCATGTGCCGTTCTGAAATCACTCAAGGATTTCAGAGGGTCAAAGTGTTATGTCGGGGTCGACCTGTCATCCGGAGGCGACTTGACATCAATCGCAATCGTGATTCCGTTCATGGTTGACGGAGTAAAGAAATATTTTGTACACACACATTCGTTCATTCCGTCCTCAAGGGTGGATGAACACATCAAGACCGACAAAGTACCTTATGACGTATGGATTGAAAAGGGTCTTGTGACAGTGACCGAGACACTGGGAGGAATAAAGACAGATTACAAATACATCATCAAATATCTTGAGGATTTGGTGAAAGAATACGACCTCAAACCGCAGTTGATATGTTATGACCCGCACAACGCATCGGCGTTCCTGTCAGACCTTGAGGCGTTGGGATTCGATTCAATCTCTGTTACACAGACAGCGAAAGAGTTGAACGATGCGACGGTCGATTTCAGACTTGAGATTTTGGCGGGCAACGTGGAAATCGAGGGAGTAGAGGTCGGAAAAGAGGGAAACAAGATTGTTGTTCCTGCCGATGGCTTGCTTGTGTGGTCTATCGCAAACGCAAAGACCATCTCAAACAACTACGGCGAAATAAAAATTGACAAAGACATCACGACAGAGAGAATAGACCCGATTGACGCTATCATTGACGCATGGAAACACGCAATGAAAGAGGAATACCGTCCGGATGTGAATGAAACTGTCAATGAATGGCTTGAGCAATTTGAAAAATACATGAAGAAAGGCGGTGAGAAATAAATGAATCCGTTTCAGAGATTAGGAGTGAAAATTTCAAATTGGTGGAGAGGAGAACCACAGGACAGCGGAGGCGTTGTGACACTGAACTCACCGTCGTTCCTTGAGAGGATAGGACTGAAAAGAAAAGGGAAACCGACATCAGAGGTCACATATTTCACATGTCTCAAGATGTTGTCGGAGACCCTTGCGAAAATGCCTATCAAATATTATCAGAAAACGGACAAGGGAATCATTGAGGCAGAGGCAACGGACGCCTCAAAGCTGCTCTCAAAAAGACCGAATCCGTTTATGACACCAACGACATTTTGGAACACGGTTGAAATCAACCGCAACCATTACGGAAACGCCTATGTGTACATGAGAAAGAAGTTTGACCGCAAGAAATACGGCGGTGAAATCAAAATCGTTGATTTGTGGGTCATGCAGTCAAATTGTGTGCAGATAGTCGTTGACGATGCGGGAATATTCGCAGGAGTGGGGCGTTTGTGGTACGTCTACACAGACCCGACATCCGGTCGTCAATATGTGTTCAGCACAGACGAGGTCATGCACTTCAAAACATCATTCAGTTTTGACGGAATCACAGGACTACCAGTGCAGCAGATATTGAGAGATACGGTTGCAGGTGCGTCCGAATCACAGGCGTTCATGAACAACTTATATGAGAGCGGTCTGACAGCAAAGGCAACTCTTGAATATACCGGAGAACTGAACGAAAAAGCGAAAACAGCACTTGTTAAGTCGTTTGAGGAGTTCGGCAGCGGGGCGAAGAATACAGGAAAAATCCTGCCTGTTCCGTTGGGGATGAAACTCACACCTCTCGACATCAAACTGACAGATTCACAGTTCTTTGAACTGAAAAAATATAACGCCCTGCAAATTGCCGGAGCGTTCGGGGTAAAACCGAATCAAATCAACGACTATTCAAAGTCGTCATACAGTAACAGCGAAATGCAGCAGTTATCATTCTACGTCGACACAGAACTGTTCATCATCAAGCAGTATGAGGAGGAAATCAATTTCAAGATGCTGCCGGATGAAGATGCAGACGACGGGTATTATTACAAATTCAACGAAAAGGTATTGTTCCGCACCGATTCAAAAACACAGATGGAATATTTGAGAAACGGTGTCGGGGGAATGATTATCAAACCGAATGAGGCAAGACGTAAACTCGACATGGAAGATGCGGAGGGAGGCGATGTCCTGCTTGCAAATGGCAGCATCGTTCCGTTGACTATGGCGGGAGCAGCATATTTGAAAGGTGCATCCGAACCGGATGAAACCGAAGAACCGGAGCAGCCGGAAGAAGCAGAGCCGGACACAGAGCAGCCGGACACAGCAACAGAACCGGACGAAACCGACACGGCAGAGGACGAGACTGACGAGGAGGGAGGTGAATAAGCATGGCAAAGAAAAGACGTTTTGATTTCACAAAGAAAAATAAACGCAGCGGAAAAGTTGAGAATGTCGGCTATTTGGATTTAGAGCAGGACGAGGAGCAGAGCAGATGTTCCTTGTATTTCTACGGTGACATTGTATCAGCGACATGGGAATCTATGTGGTATGAGGAGGACAGATGTCCGCAGGACATCGCAGATTTCCTCAACCAGTTAGATGGATATGAGGACATTGACATCTATTTCAATTCCGGCGGTGGAGATGTATTTGCAGGACTAGCAATCTACAACCAGTTAAAGCGATATGACGGACACAAAGTCGGATATGTTGACGGAATGGCTGCATCCATTGCATCAGTCATCATGTTTGCATGTGACGAACTGCATTTCGCAACAGGTGCTCAAGCGATGATTCACAAACCGTTATGCATGGCGTACGGAAATGCAGACGATTTCAAGGCAGTCATAAAGCAGTTGAATCTCTGCGAGGATTCAATTCTTGATGTCTACATGGAACATGTGCAGGAGGGTGTCACAAGAGACAAAATTCAATCTCTCATGAGCAATGAGACATGGTTCGACAGTAAGAAGATGCAACAGTATTTCAATGTTGAAATCGAGGAAAAGACAGCAGTTGCAGCGTGTGCATCTGACTTTTTCGAGAAATACAACAATATTCCGGAGGCACTCAAGGGAATCGACACAAAGGACATTGTCGATGCGGTAATTGCGGAATTGGAAAACCGGAACAATGCAGCAGCAGAGGCAGAGAAACAGAGAATCGAGGCAGAAAAGCAGCAGATTCTTGATGATTTATACCTTTATGGTATGTAAGAAATGGAGGACAGAAAGTCATGAATAAGGAATTACAGAAGTTATTAAAGCAGATTAACGACAAGAAAAATGAAGTC